GTTAAAACACCATGGCTAATGCACCAGACGACCAGCAAAATGTTGAAGCAAACCAGGCAGGACCAAGTAGACAGGTCGATCGACAGAGGAGAAGAAACGTACCATCCAGTCCGTATTTAAGTGGAGTAGACGTAAAGGATGATAGTGGGCCCTTGCTTTCGATTTTTATGTTACAAGAGATATTAGATAAAGTTCGGGAAACACAGATAAGAACATTGGCAGCGGGGCAAGAGATAGAAGCTGCACCACCAGATGTGAAGAATTTATTAACAAACCTGTTATCACTGAAGGAGCTGAAGGGATATAAAATTTTGCAATGTCCGCCTACTTGTTATCGTTTTATCTCTGCGCAATCTGAAACGCGGTTGTTTCGCGTGAATACATTTAAGGAAAAGATTTCTTTAATTGGTGAGAATGTAGCTTGTGACCAAGCGGGAGATTTTTTGGAAGTGATATTGCAGCGGGTTCGATGTGTTCGGGACGAAGGCTCCTTTCTATTATATGATGCTCCAACGCATTATATTAATGGGAATGAGGTAGTGGATGCTAAAGCAATTGGGTTGGACACAAATAGTATGTTCGCTTCCCTAAGTCCGTCAAATAGGTTTAACTTGCAAAATCAGCTCGATGGATTTCTTGTTACAAATCAATGGAATGAGCTACCAATGATGGACATTTATAATGGTGCGTGTGACGATGCAGTTTTTGGAGTTCATCAAGCTTTAATGGCTTATATCGACGAAGGGCAAACTCAGGAATTTCGTGAATCTATGGCTTGGCTGCAGCAATATGGAGAGGTAAAGAATATTACGTATGATGCGCGTTTTTTAACTGATGTATTTTCTAATGAGAATGTATATTGTTTACCTTATACAATACCTGTTAATCCGCAGATCATATGGGAAGTACCCAGAAGTGCTATATCGAATTTAATATTGAATGCGTCTTTAGGATTTCCGACTGGATCATATATAGCGCCTAACGCACGAATCGCTTCGGTCACCGTAACTTCACGAATTACTACTAGTACGCCGTTCGCTCAGATACAATCCATGGTACCGACTGAAGCAACAATGGACGATTTGCGAAAGATATATTTTGCGCTAGCGTTTCCGAATCAGGTGCTGATTGATATTAGGCACGAACCAGGACATCAAATAGACCCTGTAATACAGGCTGTGGCAGGTATATTCGGAAAGATGATGTTTTCGTATGGTCCGAACTTGTTTAATATAACTCGTCGAACCGCTAATCTTTTGGATAGAGGTTGTGCGCATTATTTGCAGATGATGACGGATAATCATAGAGTTACGCTTCGAGGACAGACAGGTGCTCCATTAGACTTTACCATCAATCAAGGTGGGCGTGTATTTGATTGCCGTCGCTTGGAGAATGATCCTGATACTGGACAAGGTTATAATAGTTGGAGGACAAATTCTGTTCAGATACGTGAAACTCCTTATCCGCATGTGTCAAGGCGAATTTGCTATTTAGGCTTTGATTCAACAGATATATTAGACGAACGATTTTCTGGGATGGATTTCAGTTATCCTTTGCATGATTTGCTGATGGAGGCGTTGGCACGCGCTGGACATACAGCGGAGAAGAATTATTTGCAGTTGATGTTGCATCACCATGTGATTAGATTCGCTCACATAAATCAGACAATAAATAGGGATTTATTATCCGCATTTAGCATGCCAGATGACATGTTTAATGGCTTAGGAGATGCGATTCCCCAAGATATATTTTCTCCAGATGGTCCAGTAGTATTGGATGTTTCTTTTTTATCAATATGGTTTGCCTACAAGTTAAGATTTTTGCCAACAGATCGTCCAGCGTTGATGATTCAGCAACCCCTGTTGGAAAGCGTATATGCTTCACACCTTTCTTTAGTGAAGTTAGCTGCAAGGGAGCTTCTACAATTTGTTAACGCTAATCCGGACAATTTTACCACGTTAAAAGCTATGGATGTATGGAAAGTTGTCATAAAAGAAATGCCTGAATCCTTACATCGAATTTTGGAAATGATTGGACAGCATAATTTTATTACCATGAGAGATATTTCCTTTTGGATCGAATCGCCACTTGTCCAGAATTCGCTACTATACGTTTGCGACTTACGCGCATGGCGTTGTTTAAATTCACCATCGGATTTGATGTTAGTAAGAGACGTGTATGTGCATTCTGAAAATATACCAGAGCCGGTTGTGGAAGACATAGAAATGTTTAAGAGAGAAGCCTATTATTATACTAATATGAGGAGTTCACTACCTCCACCTGATCAATGTGTTTATATGAATAGGAATACAATGCTAATCCGTGCGGGTGAAGGGAGATTAAAATCTACAATCAGACGGATGCTTGATGATGGTGATTACGTTAAAATTGGTAACTGTTTGAAACCCTTAGTGTTGAAATTCTTTGAGACAATGCCGGGACAGGATGTAAGAGAGTCGATGCCTTTTGATTATAAAGTAATGAAGGGCGATGGTCCGTTAACCCGTATATCTGTTACTTTAGGGTCGAAGGTTATAGGCTATGTTATATTGTACACTGTTGATAAAGATTTTATGCCTGATGAATATGTTGATTATTTACCTTCAAAGAATTTGACGAATGTCGTCGTTAATCCAATGCCTTTCGAACGTGTCGATGTCACAACGGCGTTGAATGTCACTACCAGAGTGTTTCAGTCATATAGAAAGAGAATAAGAATTGTAGATCTGACGGAATGTTTAGAGGCTGGTGCTCAAATGGCATCCTTAGCTGGCGCTGATGCGTAAGTGGCCTAAACGAATAGAATTGGATTCAGCCACCAGTTCGAGTTCGCGAAGGCGTGGTGTTAGGAATAC